ACTTAACTGGTTAAGAACTATGACACCTGATGGAGAAGATAAATCTAGAATTAATAGAAAAAACTTACATGAATTTTTACCAGAACAAACTCATATTTTTGCTAACAATAAATTTATGATTAGTGCATATAGTTTAAGATGGTTTTATAAAGAAACAAAAAAGGAATACAATGAAAAAAAGAATTAATTATAAATTTAAAGAAAAAGAAAATTTAGAAATAATAAAAACATATATTGATACAACCTACGAACAACACTATGGGAAAGGTAAGTATCAAGCTACTGATATGATTATTGATG